TGAAAAAAGCTACGTCAACATTGTTAATAGTTGGAATCTAAATTTATTTAGTGGTGATATAATTTACCCGTTAATCGAGTGGGGTTATGATTATTTTGAAGGTGTGCCCGTGCAAAATACTTTGGCATTACATGACAATACACTAGCGCAAAAAGGATTTACAAAAAATCAACATCCATTATCAATCGCACAATTCAAGCCCGTAATTCGTGCAAAGGTTTTGATTGATGCAATCTTTGCGAGTAGTGGTTTTACTTATGATAGTTCTTTTATTAATGTGAATAATTCGGACTTCATGAATCAGTATGTAATTACCGAACAACAAGATAGGGCAACTGATACAACTATTTCTAAATTAGAGGTTAACGGATTATGGCAACAAGTACTACAAGCAGCCTCTCAAGTTATTCTATTCCCGTATGAAGTTTACGACCCGTCAAATTCATTTGATAATACTACAATGATTTTTAAAGTACCTATTCAGTTTGCTAGTCCTACTGATTATTATATTTTTGATATTGGTGGTTGGTTTACAAATTGGTCTTTTAATAATTTTTTTGAAATCAGACTAGATAATTTAACTACAAGCTCCACAATTGCAACGCATACTTTCACAGGCACTACTTATGGAACACCTTATTATTTCTTTCATACATTTAATATTTACAATACAGTTGGTGGTGTGCCATTAGCTTCTTTAGGAGATGAATTAATATTTAGAGTTATATCAACGGTTCCACCTAATGCAAACCGTAACAATGTTTCAACAGCAATTTTAAGACAAACAACATCTGTTGGAGATATTACTAATCTTAAAAACTTTCTACCTAATAATATAAAAAACATTGATTTCTTAAAAGCTATTATTGAAAGATATAATCTTGTTTTAGAACCATCAAAAACCATTGATAAACATTTCACAATCACTCCGTGGGTTGATTGGGTAGAGCAAGGCACACAACGTGATTGGACTGCTTATGTAGATGGCAATGTGGACATACAAAGCAAACCATTATTTGAATCTCAAACAAGGTCAAACACATGGCGTGATGAAGAAGATAGTGACTATGTTAATTACAATTTTCAACTAGCTACAAAAACAACCTATGGACAATTAGACTTAGATAGTCAAAATGAAATATTAGTCGGTAATAATTTAGTAGAATCTTTGTTCGCACCAACTCCATTGCTACCAATTGGTAACGCTTCATCTATTGGAACTCCAAACCAAAAGTTAGCAGCGCAATTCTTAATACCACACATTGCAAAAGATACAACAACGGAACGAACACCAATAACTCCTAAATTGAGATTGGTTTATTACAATGGAATGCGAAACGCTCCTTTAGAATGGCACATTAAAAACGACTCAAATGTTACTCAACATTGGAATCAATATCCGTTGGTTAGTCAATATAGTGTGCTCGACCCGTTAGTGACTGATTTTATTGATATGGCATGGCGTAACGCCGAACCATTATGGGATATTACTCCAAGTGTACCGAATCCGCCCGCTCGAACTACTCGAGATTTGTGGAATAATTATTGGCAAAAATGGTACGATTTTACTTATGATAAATTTGGTAAGATTTTAGAAATGAATATCGTTTTAGACTATAAAAAAGTATGGGATTTAAAATTCAATGATAAAATTTTTATTAAAGATAGTTGGTTCATGGTTAATAAAATAACCGATTATGAAGTAGGTAAACCGACATCTTGCAAAGTAGAATTAATCAGAGTAGGTGAATCTATTTCGATAGTTCCAAGTCCTATAATCGAAGGTCAATTGATGTGTTATTTTGCAAACGTAGAAGACCCGTGCGATGTGTATTGTTGCTTTGAAAATGGCAATGCAACGATTAAATACTTTGAATTAAATGGTCAATTATTCTTAGATGCAAATGGCAATTTTCCTGCACCTAGTGGCGTTTATTCCTATGGAGCTAGTAATACTTTTCAAGTAATTAACGGAATAATTACAACGTATTATAATACAAGTGGTTGTGTATGTATTCCAGACGAAATACAAAAATATGACCCATGTAGAGGTAATAGTGTATATGAAGCTGGATGTTGTCAATTCCCTTCGCAATCATTTTACTCATTTTCAAATACTGTTTACCAAGCTACCGAAGCATGGAGTGATTTGGCATTAACAACACACGTTCCAGATGGTTGGTATGCTAACCCTGGCGAATTATTTGTAGCACAATTTATTAACGGAATAAACGTACAAGTAGCGGCAAGAATTACTTGCATACCTTAAACTAAAAAAAACTATGGCAAACGAGATAAATATAGGAATTAATACCACGTCCGACCTTAGCGGGTTGAATAAGGTAGATGAAAGCGTAAAGAGTTTACGACAACAAATTAAAGAAGCTACCGCAAACGTAGCCATACTTTCTGATAAGTTTGGAGCTACTTCTAAAGAAGCCATTGAAGCGGCAAAGGCGGCAGCTATTCTAAAAGACAGAATGGGCGATGCTAAAGCCTTAACAGATGCGTTCAATCCCGATGCTAAATTTAAAGCGGTTAGTGCGTCACTTACAGGCGTGGCGGGTGGATTTAGTGCGGTTACGGGTGCCATGGGTATCTTTGGGGAAAAGAGCAAAGATGTTGAAGCAGCTATTTTAAAAGTGCAATCTGCAATGGCTTTGGCAAGTGGGGTGCAAGCGATTGGTGAAAGTATAGATAGTTTCAAACAATTAGGTGCGGTAATAAAATCTACTACGATATTTCAAAGGATTGCAACAGCAGCGCAATGGTTATGGAATGCGGCATTAAATGCAAATCCTATCGGTGCAGTTGTGGTTGCAGTTACGGCATTAATAGGAGTTGGTTATTTGATGATAAAAATGTTTAAAAGTACAAATGAAACATTAGAAGTATCAAAAGAAAATATTGAAAAATATAATAAAAAGATTGAAGCACAAACTACATTACTTGAAAATAATCGTAAGAAAAAACATGAGTTACAAGAATTTGAATTGAGGTTGATGAGGGCGCAAGGTAAATCCGAAGAAGCTATTTTAAAACGTGCCTTAGCTATTTCAAAAGAAAATCAACAAGAAGCATATAAGCAATACGAATTAAAACGTACTACTTTAGAAATGCACAAAAATATAATTGCAACTTATGAATCAACGCAAGCCGATTTAGATAAGAAAATTGCATTAGAGGAATATGGCAGTGTTTTAAAAGTTCATTATGAAGAACAAAAGAAAAATAATGCTAGAGAATTAGTTAATTCTAAAGAGCAATTAAATGCTTCTATTTTGGCAAATAATGCTGCGGTTAAAGTAGTTAATGAAGCTAACGCACAATTTAAAAAATCTAAAGAAGATTTAATAATATTTACAACTCAAAAAGAAACAGACGCAAAAAATGCTAAAATAGCAATTAAAAAAGATGAAGTTAAACAAATTGATAAAATTGATACTACACAAAAAGATAAAGATGAACAAAGAGTAAATCAAGCTAAAACATTATTAGAAAAGGCTACTAAAGAACAAGAGGATTTATTAGCAGATACAAATGTAAAGCAAGAAAATTTATTGAATGAAAGAAACAAAAAGGAATATGAAAAAATAGCAATACAAAAAGATAGGATTGCAGCATTAGAACTTGAAGCGGCAAATCATATAAAAAGACTTGAACAAGCGGTTGCAAAAGATAAAGAAATTCAAGACCAAAAAGACGAAGCGGCAAGGGTAAAAAAGCGACAAGATATTGAAGATGATAATGAAGTAAAATTAAATGCTATTCGTCAAGAAAAAAACGATAATTTAGACCAACAACGAGAATATGCAGCACATCTAAATACTTTATATGAATCACAAAAAGCTAGTGGAGTTGTAAGCGTAGAATTAGAAAAAGAAATTGCAGAACAAAAAAAGTTAATTGCAAAAACCGAACAGGAATACAAAGAATATTCACTTAATAAAGGCATTGAAGTAGCGGGACAAGCGGGACAACTTTTACAACAAATAGCTGGGAATAGTAAAGAAGCGGCAATTGGGGGGATAGTATTAGAAAAGGCAGCATCAATAGCGTCAATTATAGCGTCAACATTTGCAACAAACGCAAAGTTTACAGGACATCCAGCGTCAATACTTTCATTTGGTGGAGCGGCTGCATTACCAGTTGCATTGAACACGGCAAGTGGAGCCATTGGCATAGCGTCAATTATTGCACAAGCAAGTAAAAGTATTTCTGAAATTAATGGCGCAAAGTCAAGTGATACGGCTGGCGGTGGTGGTGGTTCAACACCATCTAAATTCGCAACGGGTGGACTTGTTACGGGCATGGGAACGTCAACAAGCGATAGTATCATGGCTAATTTATCAAATGGTGAATCGGTAATCAATGCAAAATCAACCGCCATGTTTGGTAACTTACTTTCAAACATAAATCAAATGGGTGGCGGTGTTTCTTTTGGTAATCAAAATCAAACAAATCCGATATTTAAGACGTACGTTGTAGCAAGCGAAATGACTTCGCAAATAGAGGCAAATTTAAAATTAAAACAAATAGCAAGATTATGAACAGAAAATTAATAGAATTAGTAATAAGTGAAAGCGGTGGTGTCGATAAAATTTCATTGGTTGAGGAACCAGCAATCGAAATTGATTTCATGTATTTTAAAAAAGAATTAGAAAAGTATCGTTTTGATAATGATTTACAAATTGTAATTGGGCCAGCCATGATACCTGACATGAAGATTGTTCGTATTGACGACAAAGGTAATTATTACGATGTGGTATTTTCAAAAGAAACTATTTTGAAGATTGCTAAAAAATTCATGAAAGAAGCTCGAACGAATGACATAAACCAAGACCATGAGAATAAAAAGAAAACAGGAACGTATGTTTACGAATCATGGATTGTTGAAGACGAGCACGACAAGGCAATACAAAAATACGGCTACGATGTGCCCGTAGGAACGTGGATGGTATCAATGCAAGTAGAAGATATGGAAACGTGGCAACGTGTGAAAAATGGGGAGTTAAAAGGCTTTAGCGTCGAAGGTGTGTTCGAGGAATATGAGAATGAAGAATTGTTTAATAAGATTAAAGGAATCATTGAATTTGACGAAGATAAGGCAATCGAATTGGCAAAGACTTTAGGAATCAAAGCAAAAGATTTAGAGGAATTTGAAGTCGTTGAATACGATGAAAATTTTATTCCCGTGCAAGGGTACAAAGAAGGATTAACAGTATACAAATACGATGGACCGCCAGCTGAAAGAACATTTTGTAAATCGTTATTATCATTAGAAACATATTTCACATTTGCAGAAATTCGAGCCATAGCTCAAGCACCAGTTAACCCTGGTTTCGGACCACGAGGTACAAACATTTATGATATTTGGAAATATTCAGGCGGTGCAAATTGCAAACATTTTTGGCGTAAATATTACATAAACGCAAAAGAGAAAGTAATAAATAAAGGACGTGCGCCAGGGCTTGCGGGTACCGCTCCATACGACCAACCTAATCATGGTTTCTTACCTGATAATAAATAATTATCCACATTTTTGTTAAAAACTTTAAAACAAATATTTACTAATATGTACAAATTAAAATTAAACCAAGTTAGAGAACTACTAGGCGTAGAAGTATCTTTAGAAAAAATTGTTTTAGTTGATGGAACGGAAGTAATGACTGAAAAATTAGAAGTAGGTTATCCCGTTTTTGATGCTGAAAATAACTCCGTTGGAGAAGGTGAACACACAATGGCTGATGGCACAATGTTCAAAACTGATGAGATGGGTATTATTACCGAAATCGTTTTTGCAGAAGTTGAAGAAACTGAAGCACCAGTCGAGGTAACAGTTGAAGCGTCGGAAGTTGAAGTAGCAGTTGATCCAATGCAATTAGTTTACGAATCAATTACAGAATTAGGAACTGAAATTGCTAATTTAAAAGAAAGAGTAAATTCATTCTCAAAGGCACCAGCAACAACACCAATCAAAAAAACTGAAGTTGAAGAAATTTCAGTATTTTCAAAATTAGAAAAATTAAAACAAATTAAAAACCAATTAAAAAAATAAATTATGTCATTTAACTTAGGATCTTTACCAGCATATACAGACCAATTATCAACCGACCTAATCAGTGCGGCATTATTAAAGTCTTTTACAACTGATTTCGTTACAATCGAAGCGGGAAAAACAGCAGGAACATCGGCAATCAACGTTATGAATTCAACAGTTGACATCAAAGATGCAACATGTGGATTTGCAGCGGGTCAAGTAGGTTCAAACGCTACTGTTTTTTCTCAAATTCCTTTAGTAGTAGGTAGCAAAATGTTAAAAGAACAACTTTGCCCTGAAGATTTAAGAAGCAAGTGGACTTCATCTCAATTAGGTGCAGCGGCTAACCAAGAGACAGTACCTTTCGCTGAATTAATCGCAAACAACAAAATCGCAAACATTGCTAAATTCGTTGAGAATACAATTTGGCAAGGTGATGGAGCTACATTAACTGGTTTGTTATCTCAAACTACTAATGCAAATGGTTCTATCAATTCAGCGGGTGCATACACACAATGGACAACATCAACTGCAATTGCAGAATTTTGGTTAAACGTTGGTTCATTGACTAGCGATTTACAAACAGAAGATGATTTAATCATGTACACTTCTTATGCTAACTACCAAGCATTAGTTGCAGCCTTAATCAATACAGGTGCAAGTGTAATCGGACAATTTGCGCAAGTTAGCAATGCAGCGGGTGTTAACGCTCCAAGTTCATTCGTTTTCCCTGGTACAAACATTACAGTTTTTGCTGCACCTGGTATCAATGATGCGGCTCGTGTAATCATAGCTCCAAAAAAATACATATTCTTTGGAACAGGATTGTTAGATGAAATGGATACGTTCAAATTCTACTATAATGAAGCTGACGATATCATGAATTTCAATGCTAAATTCAGATTAGGAACAGCGGTTTATGTTTCTCAAGTAGTATCAAATTTATAAATAAAAAAGGGGTGTAAAAAGCCCCTTATTTTTCAACTTAAAAAAAATAATTAAATATGGCATGTAATATAACGCAAGCAATACCTTTAGATTGTATGAACGCCTTAGGTGGTGTAAGAAGTATCTTCGTTTTTGCTGAAGGAGCGAATATACCATTTGATATTCAAGCAGTGGTAGCTGGAGAGGTTACTTTGGCTGGTGGAAGTGGTGGACCTTTTTATCAATACAAATTTGCAAAAGATACAGCAAAATTAACAGAAACTGCAACGATTTCAAACGCAAACGGAACGGTTTTTTATACAACTGAATTAAGCGTAAACATTAGCAAAAGAGAAACAGTTAAAAGAAACGAATTTTTGTTGTTAGCAAAGAATCGTGAAATTCGTGTTATTGTAAAAGATAACATGAATCAATATTGGTTAATGGGCAATGCACGTGGTGCGGTTTTATCTACAATGGTAGGTGAAGGCGGTCAAGCAATTGGAGACATGAACGGATATACATTCACATTCCAATCAATGGAAGCGGATCCAATGCCAGCGTTAAGCACAACAAGTGCAAATGCGCTTGATTCAATAGCTCCAGCAACTACAGCAGTAGTTGGAGGATTTGATTTTGTTACTGCCCTTTAATAAATTAACCTTTTAAAAACACAAGCGGTGCGAGGAATCGTGCCGCTTTTTTTATTTTTATTATGATGATAAATTTAGTAACTGGTGCCAACACATTTTTAATTTATGGCGATTTTGCATTGACGATTTCAAGTTTAAGAATACATTTATTTAATGGATTTGATAAATTAGACCACGAATGCAAATTGATATATCACAACAGAATTGAACGATTTACAGAATTTACATTTTATGTGAATGATAATGTTATAGGTGATTTTCATTTGAACGATTTACCATTTGGCAATTATGATTATACATTGCAAGTTGAAGATTTAATTTACACACGTGGTCAAGCATTTTTAGCGGGCGATACGGAAGTGCAAAAAATAGAATATATATCCGATAATGAAACAAGCGAAAGCATAATTTATGTAAGTTAATGAGAACAATTATAGACACATTAAAAGAGCCCGTAAACATTTTAAATGTTACAACATTTGGCGTAAGTTTAACGACATTACCCGACCAATTAAAATCAGTTTTTTACATTGTTTCGATTATAGCTTCAATATTGGTTTCGGTTAAGTATATTTACGAAATTATTTCATTGCGAAAAAACGCTAAAAAAGATATTTAATAGTATGAACAAGTTTAGTTTTAATTCACTTTCACAAATTCAAATAAATTTACCTACGTTTTCAGAACGTGGTTCAAAGAAATGGATAAATTTTGGCGAAGATAATTTATATCCGCAATTTATAGCGGGCTTATTTTTGCGTAGTGCCATCAATAGAACAGCTATTCAATCCAAGATTGATGCTACTATTGGCAACGGATTAAAGACCACAGACGAGGCTTTAAATTACGTTTTAGTGCGTGCTAATCCGATTGACTCATGGAATGATGTGTTTGAAAAATGTGCTCAAGATTACATAACTTTCGGTGGGTATGCTTTAAATGTAATATGGTCAAATGATGGTAACAATATTAGTGAGATTTATCACTTAGATTTTACGAAGGTACGAAGTGGTAAAATTGAAGCGGGAGACGATGCACCAATGGAATATTTCTATTCTACAAATTGGGAAAATGCAAACAAATATAAGCCTACACAATACGCAACTTACAACCCTACATTGTCAATTGAATGCCCTTCGCAAATACTTTACGCATTTGATTATGAACCTGGGAATATCTATTATCCATTGCCTACCTATGCTGGTTCAATAAACGATATTCAAATTGATATTGAAGTAAGTAAATTTCATATATCTAATTTAGCAAATAGTTTAAATCCTTCTTTGTTTATTTCTTTGAATAATGGCATACCAGCACCCGAAGAAAGAAAAGAGATTTACGATGAATTAACAATGGCTTATAGAGGCACAGAGAACGCTGGAAAAGCCTTCGTTGCATTTAGTCAAGATAAAGAGCATGCGCCCGAAGTAACACCGATTTCAAGTACTAATGATAGTTATTACACTACCTTAGAAACGAGAATCACAACACGAATATTAACAGGACACAGAATTACAAGTCCATTACTTTTGGGATTGTATAACGGTGGCGCAGGATTTAGCTCGAACGCTGATGAATTAGCCGTGGCTTATAATCATTTTATCGGAACGTGTATTCGACCAATCCAAAAAAGTATGTTGAGAGTATTTAACAACTTAATTCTAAATAGAGGTTACGAAACTGAATTATTAATCGTACCGACTACAATTATCGAACCTAAAATAACTGTTGAATAATGGCAATTACTAACGTACTTTTCGTATCCGAAACAAAACTAAAATCATATACATCAATTCATCAATCGGTAAGCCCTGACGATTTACAGCCTTTTATATTACAGGCTCAAGATATCTACTTGCAAAATTATTTAGGTGCTACTTTTTACCAAGAATTACAAACACAAATAACAAACAACACGTTAACTATTCCAAACAAAAAAGTACTAGATGATTTTATAGGAGCCATGCTTTGTAACTATGCTCTTTACCATGCTTTACCTTTCTTAAAGTACAAATTGTTTAATAAATCAATCATGAATAATGACAGCGAAAGCGGTCAATCGATTGATTTGGAAGCGTTGAAGTTTTTACAAAATGAGGTGCGTAGCGTTGCTGAGAATTATACCAAAATGATGACAGTATTTTTACGCAATAATTTAACAGATTATCCATCTTATAATAGTGCTGATTTTTTAGATGGTATTACTCCCGACAGAGATACGCCTTACTTTAGTGGACTACAAACAAATTCAAGTTTCAATTTAAGTAGAAATAGAAACTTAAGACGTGGAGAATGTAACGATTGTAACGATTTCGGATATTAAAAATAATTAATTAATAAATAAAAAATAAAAAAAAAATGATAATAGACAACGGAAAATTCATTATTACAAATGAAGTAATTGAAAATAAATATGATATTAGAGTAGTGCCAGACGTTACAGGTCAACCGATGCTTTTTGAAGTTGCAGTATATGGCGGTGACATAATTTTTATATGTAATTATATCTCATTAAAAATATTTGTTGATGGAGTTAAATTGGTAATTTTAGACAGCAATTTCTACGCAGAATTTTCGGCAAATAATATAGAAGGTTTTAATACAGCTGAAATTTTATTAACAGATATTCGTGGAAACATTGTATAATTTTTATAAAATATAAACCATGACAAAATTAATATTACAAGCGGGACAAACCTTAGATGTAGTACACTTTGGTAGTGCGCAATTTTTTTGCGTAGTTGATGGTCAAACACCTTTAGCCACTACAATTTATCATGACAATGATATACTTACAAATTTAACAATTCAAAGATTGATTGTTGATAGCACAATGATTGTATCAATTGAAACAGATACAGCATTAACCGATGAAAATGGTAATTTTTACGAGTGTGTAAAATTTGCAACTATCTTAACAGAAAATAATTTTAAACCATTTTTATAATATGAAAGCAAATACAAAACAATGGTATCAAAGTAAAACTATCATAATGAATATTATGGTTGGAATGACAATGATAATGGCATTATTGCCTACATTATTCACGGATTTAAAATTGGATGAAAATTTAAGCCTGAGATTGAGTGTAATGGTTGGTTTCTTAACTAATATTATAAATATAGGTTTGCGTTTTATTTCAACGGATAAAATCAAAACTAATGCCTAGCTCAATCGTAAGCGCAAAGTTTGATTTAATGCGCCTTGCATTGCCAAAAGATAGCTTGTTTACGCTCGATAATAATACGATTAAGGTAAAGCATTCAGACGTAACTTTAAAGGCTGAAATCGAGGTACAAATACGGAAAGTAACCGCCTCAATTGGTTGCGAAATAACCGACAAATCAACTAGTGCAAAGATTAAGTTTGAAATCAAATTTTAATATTTTAAATTTGTAATTCATGAAGCCTAAAATCTTTAGTCAATTAGAACAGGAAAAATACTTTGGTAAAGCGAATCCACAGGGAACGTATTTAGTTATGATTGATTTGCCTTACACGATGTATTACGATAGACAACCGATTAAGCGGATGAGGTGCCACAAGAAGGTAGCTAATGCCTTTAAAAATGTGTTTAATGAATTGTTAAGTACATACGGGGAACGCAAGATTAACGAGCTTGAAATAAACGATTTCGGTGGATGCTTTAATTATCGTTTAATGCGTGGATCAAGAAGTAAGTTAAGCGCTCATTCGTGGGGTACTGCAATTGATTTGGATCCAAATAGAAATACTTTAAAAGAAACAAGTAAAACAGCTCGATTTGCCAAACCTGAATATAAAGCTATGATTGACATCTTTGAAAAGCACGGCTTTGCTTCTTTAGGTAGGATTAAAGGGTACGATTTCATGCATTTTCAATACGGAATACCTATATAATTAATTCGTTTTTTTCATAATAAATTTAATGTTTATGGCTCGATGTTTCTACATCGAGCTTTTTTTTTTAAAATTAATAGCCTTTATTCATGCACGTTTCAGCGTATTAACAAAAATAAATGCAAAATTTATTTGGTAGTACGGAATGTTGATGTATATTTGCACTATCAATAACAAATAAAAATAAAAATTATGACAAACACAGTAAACATCGCAGAACTAGAAAACAAAATTTCAAACATGAAAAAAGATGGTAAATACACTACTAACTTTTTATTAGTTTTTGGCTCAATGAAAAATTTAGAATTAAAGAGCGAAGATATTCTAATCAGAATGAATGAATTTTTAACTAAAAAAGGACTTTAATAACAATTTTAAAAACAATAAAAATAAATATTATGATTACACTAACACAACAATTAGACAACAACGCAACATTGACTCAAACACATTACAACATGGTTACTATGAGCGAAGTTAAAAAGGTACATTTAGCGTGCCAATTAGAAAGACTTGAACAAGAGATGCAACAGCCAGTTAAGGATTGGAATAAGATTGCATTTTTAAAAACTGAAATTGCAAAAATGAAAAATTACATTAAAAATAATAAATAAAAATAAAATGAATAAAGAATTTATCCCTTACGAACAAGCATTAGCTTTAAAAGAATTAGGCTTTAAAGAAGAATGTTCAGCACATTTTTTAGATGTTGATGATTTAGAATTAAAATGGAAGATTTATAGAAATTTATCCGTTAATATTAATAATTGTTTACAAGCACCACTTTACCAACAAGCCTTTAGATTTTTTAGAGAAAAACATGGCTGTAGTTATTCAATAGGTAGAAACAACGATGTTGTTATTCACATAGCAATCGCAGGGAATATAACAACATTTTTTATTGAAAAAAATAAATCATACGAACAAGCAGAACTTGAATGTGTTAAAAAATTAATAGAATTAGTAAAAAATAAATTAATATGGAAAAGCAAGAAACAGCAGTTGAATGGTTATATCAACAATTAAACGATACACCAAAGGATAAATTAACATGGCAAGTAATATTAAATAAAGCCAAAGAAATGCAAGATAAACAAATGATTGACTACGGAAGATTCTGTGTTCAATGCGAAAAACAAGGCTTTATAATCCCTAAAAATAATCAATTATGCAAATAGTTAACACCACAATCGTAACAACGATAGCAGAAATAAAGGAGCTCATTCAATATTGCTTAGTTCACAATTTTGAAGGCCAAATAAACCTAACATTTGAAGATAATAAAATAATCGTTTCAGAGCCAAGCAAAGAGATAGCACCTGATTTTATAATTGAACGTTTCCCTCACTCCGACTGCATTGATAACTGCCAATAAAAAAAGATATGGAAAAAAGAAAAAACATTAGAAAAGCAAAAGAAGATTACAAACAATTGGGTAGGAAAAGTATTTATATCAATCCTAAATTAAATGTGCTTAAAACTTATAGAAGTAACAACCACAAGCTACTAGATATGGTTAATAAGCTAATCCAAAACAAAAACAAGATAAACCCTAACAAATTGACTGATAAGCAACGTAAAGAAGCAATTGACAGGATAAACGAATTATTGTTTATATAAAACTAAAAAAAAAAATTATGGAAATAAACAAAATATATAATGAAGATTGTTTAGTAACTATGGCTAAAATGCCTGATTGTTTTATTGATTTAGTTCTTACTTCACCACCTTATGATAATTTAAGAGATTATGAAGGATATAATTTTGATTTTGAAAGTATAGCAAACGAATTATATAGAGTTACAAAACAAGGTGGAATAATAGTATGGATAGTAAGTGATGCAACTATTAATGGTAGTGAAAGCGGAACTAGTTTTAGACAAGCACTTTACTTCAAAGACATTGGTTTTAATTTACACGATACAATGATGTATAGGAAAGTAAATTACATACCATTAACCCATAATAGATACGAGCAAGAGTTTGAGTATATGTTTGTTTTTAGTAAAGGCAAACCAAAAACCTTTAATCCAATAATGGTAGAGTGTAAAACCAAAGGAAGTAAAACCAATGGAAGGACATTTTACCAAACGAACTCACAAAATACACCAACAGAAGGGCATAAAAACGATGCTGTAAAAGAGTACAAACAAAAAGGGAATGTTTGGGAAATACCTACAAACGCAGGAACAAAAGGACATCCTGCACAATTTCCTGAACAATTAGCCAATGACCATATTATTAGCTGGAGTAATGAAAATGATTTGATTTATGATTGTTTTATGGGTAGTGGAACAACAGCAAAAACATCTATATTAAATAATAGAAATTGGATAGGAAGTGAAATTAGCATAAATTATGTAAAAATAGCTAATAAAAGAATTGAGCCATTAAAATCACAAATTAAATTATTATTTATATAAAAAAAATATGATTATGGAAAAAATAAAAATATTAATAGCTTGTGAAGAAAGTGATGAAGTTAGAGGTAGATTTGAAGAAATGGGTTTTAATGCTTATAGTTGTGATATGCAGGAAAATAGGAATAAAAATGCAAAACATTTTAAAGGAAATGTATTCGATATAATAAACGGATATTATGAATGTAAATGTGGAAATATTTTTGAAGAAAGTTTAGGTAAATATGGTTGTTGTGGTGTATCAAAATTAAACAAATGGGATGCTATGATAGCTTTTCCACCATGTACAGATTTAGCAGTAAGTGGCGCACCTTTTTTTTATAGAAAAATAGAAAATGGAATACAACAAGATTCAATTGATTTCTTTTTAAGAATAGCAAATGCTGATATAAAACATATTGCAATTGAAAATCCAGTAGGGATAATGAGTAAGCATTATAAAAAACCAAGTCAAATAGTACACCCATTTTATTTTGGTGATGAAGCCAGGAAGAAAACTTGTTTATGGTTAAAAAATTTGCCTTTACTTTATCATAATAAAAGTATTAATTTATTTGATGATAAAATAACCCACGTTCAAGAAGGTAAAATAGTTAACGGATACCCAGCATGGATGTTTAATAATAACAAAAAACATAGGTCAAAAACTTTCCCTGCAATAGCAGAAGCAATGGCTAATCAATGGGGGAAATATTTAATTGAAAAATATTCTTAAAATAAATTTGGTAGTACGAAATAAAAGCATATATTTGCAATTCATTAAACATTTAAAAAATAAAAATTATGAAAATTACAACAACAACACAAAAAACAGAGACAGTGGAAATCGAAATCAATTTCCCAACATTTACAAAAGTAGTAAATGCACATTCTACAGAATTTTATTGCCTTAAAGCAGAAAATGACTTTACAAGAGTTGAGCAGTATAACAGTGGTAAAATTATTAATATATCAAAGTGGGCAACTATAACAGATGCATTTACAGAAGGCTTTGAATTTAATACTCAAGATGAATTTATGCAATATTATCTTGATACAATTG